TTCAAAATTATTCGTAGATATCGCAACCGTGATAAGGGTCGGCCAGTGGTCAAGGGCTATCGGCTCATAGGTCAAATACAACTCCGGCGAAGGGAGTTCGCGGTCGTCAAGATTCCATCCGCTTCTATATTTGGTCAACCTGTTCGGGATGTCCGACGAAAGATACGAGTTGACATAATATTTGGCGAACTGTGCGCCCTGCATCAATTCGTTTATGCTCACGATAACAACGCTCCAGTCGTGACACCGAGACGCCCCTCAACAATATGCGTTGCGCAGACTTTTGCGAGCATTTTCGCAAACCCTTTTGGTTCGTAAACGATTTGTCGTTTCGGCATTTTGCTTGTCCCATATTGATGAAACTTTGCGTACTCTATGTGGGTTCCAAACTCTGCATGCGTATTTCGTATGATGTTTGCGGGTCCGTTCAGGTTTCTTAAAGAATTGAACAATTTTTTTGAGAGAACAAGCATTGCGCCAGCACCCGCCGTTCCGCGAACCCCGCGACCGCTTACACCGACTCTGCCGCCTTCAAGTTTCCATGCGGCATATTCTCTATCCAAAGGTGCCCAACGCTGACCAGAGGGTAAACCGTTTTTGGCAAAATTTTTTCCGTTCATCAAACCCATTTCCCGTTTAGCCCATTTGAGAGGTGCCGTAAAATCTTCAGAACGGTCTTTCATCTCTCCGAGGTATCTGATTGCGTTTTCGGCATCAACATGAATCCGTAATCGTAACGGTGCTTCTGGCATCAGATTCTTACCCGTCTCCACCTCTTGAGTGAGGCAAGTTCCTTCTCCATAAAACCAGTTTCTAGTGGGGCAACATTGCGAGTTTCAAGGTCTTTGATGCCGACAACATCGTCGTGCATGTTTTGCATTTCACGAGTCGCTGCGCGAAGAATAGTTAGTTTGAACATTTTAATGTTTTCACCAGCCAAACCAGCGTCGTACTCAATCACGACTTTGTCGTTGGCGAAAGCGGTATATAGTTCGATGCCATATTTCCTGACGATGTAATCACGTCCCTCTACTTGCAAATGTGCCGTCGTTGGGTCTTGTGGTCTGTAAATGTTCACAGATTCGACGGAGACAACAGGAGAATTTTCTAGATAGATGGTTGGGGGAGGAGCAGCAAGCAAACCGATTTCTCGTGTTGCTCCGTCGTCACCAGCGTCGTCCCAATCGTACAAGAACGATGTCAAAGGAATACCCGTGTGGTTGCTATCTATCACATGTTCTTCGGTAAATGTCTCAACCTCAACAGGGCGACCAAGATATGTCTCAAGTTCACTTTGCAAACCTTCAAGCACATACTCGGCAGCCTGCTCTTGCCGATTGGAGAAGCGAATGTCCATGTAGTTCTGAAGTTCAGTGACCGTTACGAGCACGGTTCAACCTCCCGTTTTTATCGTCTACGGGTGCGGCGTCGCTCTAGAAGATTGGCGGCTGCCCTCGCGGCTCTAGCCAAACCGCGACGAATTCTGCCCGGTCCTCTTCCTGCCGAACGAGGAGCAACTTCTCGTGAAGCCTGACGCCCTGCGCCTGCGGCGCGAGCATTTCCAGCAGCCCTACCGGCGCGCGCAGCAACCTGTCGGGTTCTGCCCCTGCCTCGTTCTCTGCGTTGCGCTGCGCGTCTGCCCGCAAGAAGTTCTTGCTGTCTACGACGGTAATACCTGGCGTTACCCGGTACCGTCCTGCCGCCCACACGCCTTGGTCTACGAACAAAACGTCCTCTGCGAACGATGTTTCCACGTGTGTCAATATCTGTTCTGAATTCAATGTCTTCTGTTTGATTTCGTCTTGGGCGCGGCATATGCCTCCAAAAGTCCACTCAGACTTTACCACACTAATTATAGGTCAAAAACCATTACCTATCAGCATTGGGCGGACGCTCAATTATGGAGGACTCCACTTCGGTTGCCTTGGGCACCTCAATCGGAATCCAAGCGCGTGAATACTCATATTTTTCTAAATCCTTGCGTTTTATGAGGTCGCCTGTCGCCAAAAGTTCAATTTCGTCATCGGACATAGCAAGTATGGTCGCCAATTCGGTATCACCATATTTATTGGAAGCAAATATTCGTTTTACAATTTTGCTGAGAAGTACAGGGTGGACGAAACCCCTCGCCCTGTTCAAGCGAACATGGAGAATCATGGCATCCACTTCGTCTACATCGTGGTAAACGACAGGAACAGAAGACCCGTGGCGTTTCACAAATCTCTCCTCGGTGCACGCAAAATGCCAGCGTGCGGTTCCGTCAATTATTGTTTGGTCGGAAAGCCTGGCAACAATCGGTTGCAACCAACCAGACTCAATGAGTGATGTCCGCAACAAAACAGAATCGGGTCGCAAAATGTGCGTTGCCCTCCACGAAGGTGGTTTTACAGAAGACGACGGAACGATTTTGATTTGCATCAGTAGTTGTTTCCTTCTTCTAGGACTTTCATCCTCATTGTATGTGCTCGTGTTTTAGGACCGACTGGTGTCGGCGTTGATTGGTGGAACTCATTCAGTAGCAAAGTCCTAACCAAATATTCAAGCGGGAAACCAAACGGGTCTGTTGCGCGTTTCTTGCGAAAAAGAGCAGCAAATTTCATGGCTTCTTTATGTATCCCGTCCGACAACATGTTCTCATCAATGCATCTAGATACACCGTCCCAACCTTCCGAAGCGTATGAGGCAATCAATTTTTCAATGTCAAAATACTTCCAATACCTGCGCTGTGCATCTATTTGCGGGAAACACCGCACAAGGTCATCAAAAAACTCTGGTTCTGTGGCTACGACGTCTCCGATGCGCCGCGAAGCGACAGAGTGAAGCGGTATCCCCACACGAGAATTGCTACCCGTAAGATTTGCATAGTCGTAGTACCTGCAGTACTCCGCTCCGTGTTCTTCAATAATGAACTTCATTACGTCTTCGGTTCGCCAATCATAAATCACCTTAGCGAATTTAAGAGGTATTGATTTTGGAAGCAGAAATGGCGAAACGATGTAGTTCTCGTGCAACTTTTGGACACAAGACCTGTAGCGAACCATTGACTCATTAGCCCTGACGCCGGTGATGAAGGCGACTCTTCCGGTTTTCCCCTGCATCGTATAGTAGTCAACAATTTTTGGGCAGGGTTTGTTTGGGTCTAAACCGAAATTTTTTGCGCTGATAGCCCACGGTGGCATGTCTCTTACGAGACGACCCTCCTTGCGTCTCTGCTCTGACCACAACATCAGATATTCGCGTCGCCCTAAAACCCAAACTTCCTGAGACGACGGCAGGCAGTACCACTCCATGTCAACCCACGGATAGTTTTTAACCTTCGTCACAAAATCGACAACCGAAGGGCTGACCATCTCCTCATCGCGAAAAATAACTTTTACAGGTCCGAGACCGCGTTCTTCGTGGATTTCTTTTGCCAAATAAAGAATCGCGGTTGAATCTTTTCCACCACTGAACTGAACGCAAACAGTGTCAAAAGTGTCGTACACATGGCGTATTCTTTGACGCGCCGCATCAACGCACGAGATGTCCAAAAACATTCTTTGCCGAGGCACACGGCGATACTACACCAGCCGGAGGTCAACTAAGCGTCGTATAAATTTCTATGAAATGCTTTCTGTCGTCGTTGGTGTGAAGATTCAAACCGACCTGCTGTATCGTCTTTTGTAGTCTTGGATGAGGTGGTGAATATTGCGTCGTTCCCGAGTTGACCGCATCTCGGATGTGCGTGTAGTGACTCCAAGCCTGATGTGGGGTCGGTTCCTTCGTGGTGAACCGACGGTGCTCGGTGACCAACATGCCGGGCGTTGGAAGGAAATGTTCTTTTTGCGCTAATCGTTTTGCTGCGTCAATGATGTCTTGTTCTTCAAGGTCGCCAAGAAGCAGTTGCCACGCACGAAAGGTCAACTTTCGCGACTCTATGTTTACGGGCAGTTCTTTGTTCCACATCCCATAGACAATCTCAACAACTTCGGCTAGTTGTTTCTTGTCCATCGCTACTTGACCGTCTTTTGAATTGAGTCGTCATTATCCATGTATTCGCACGCGGAATCAAATTCCCAACGCCCGTCAAGAACACCCCACAAAGCCTCATCAAGACGAGTGGGTTCAAACTCGTATTCGCGCATCAATTCACGGTGACGCTCAATCGCCCTTCTGTAGAAATCCACGATGGAGCCGTCTTGTGAAGCCTCGCCAGTGCTAACGAGGAATCGCTTGGAGACATCGTCAAACCGCTTCTCCACATGGAAACGGAAAGCAACAACTTTGCGTTTCTTTTCCTCAAGGTTGCGTGTTATTTCTTCAATATGCGCAATTCCCTCCCGACCAAGAGGCGAGTATCGCTCAATGCTTTGTTCTATCTGGTCGTCAAAGGTTTCAATCTGTCGCGTCAGGTTAAGCAATAACGAAGACAATGCTTTGTGCCAGCGCGCAAGATTTTCTTCCTGATTCAGGAACGCTTCCCCGTCGCGACTTGCGCGCTTTTTTACATCAAGGGCAACCAACTGTGCAAAATCTTCGTCGTTCATGTCTTGAGAAACGGTGACATCTCTTTTGTTCTTTTCCCTGTAGTAACCGACCTGATATTCCGTATCAAACTTCATTTATATCCTAACTCCTGTTGTGTGTTATTTGTGTTTCCTCGCCCAAGCAGGACAAATAGTCTTGAAGTGACACCAACCGCATAGGTTGCTTGTGCGGTACTCAAAATCCTCTGATTTGCACCGCTCGTCAATCATTTTGCGCGTCGTCACTATGTGTTCTTTTACCTTGCTTATGCGCTCCTGTGTTGGGGAGAAGTTCAGCGTAACCCCCTCCTTGAGATAAATCAAGTCCAAAGAGCCGATTTCTTTTTCGTGTGCATCACCAATGAGAATGCCGTAAATGACAAGTTGGTCGAACTTGTCATCCCGCCATTCTTTGCGTGGAACCTTTCCCGTTTTGTAGTCGCTGACATCAATGACACCTTCCTCGTTTATGACCCAACGGTCAATGATGCCCTTGACTTTTACTCCGTCAATGTCACCTATGAACTCGGTTTCTGTGCCATTCAGCGAAACATGCTCAGGGTTTTCTACTTTCCACAGGTTCTCCACGCAAAACCAAGCACGCCACCTGAAATCTTTCAATTCTTGAGCACTTTTTGTGAGTGTTGTCGCGGGGTCTTTATAATTTTCCCAAATGGTTGAGGCGATATGACGAGCGTTCTGAATCGTTCTGTCTGAAGGGTTTAACTTGTAGAAAACTTCAAGAATTTCGTGCACAAAAGTCCCAAGCAACGTCTCTTGCGTGGGAGGTTCTTTTAGATTATCTATCCGCGAATACTTGTATTTCAGAGGACATTGATGAAATGTTGCGATTGAACTCGCGGAAAGATAGTCAGGTGCAACGAGCAAGATGAATCAGTTCGTGAACGTTCCACCGAAACTCAGGCGCACGATTTCTGCGCGAATCAGATTCAACTCGTCGTAATTCATCTTGGAGAGGGGCTTTTGGGCGCCGTTGCTGTGCTCAGACCAAAACGCTTTTACAGCCTTTTTGCCGTCGTCGGGAAGTCCTTCAAAAAGACTCTTGACTTCCTCATACAAATCGTTGACAACGGGCTGAGGTGCTGTCGCAACCTGCTTGCTGTGGTCAATCATTTCTTCTGCTTCTATCGCATCTTCACTGCGCGCAAGATAAAGACCCACGCCCAGAGCCTGTGCCGCCTTCTTTAATGCATCAGAAATGGCACCCTTGAACTCGTCACCGAGGTCAAGAATCTGACCCTGTTTTGTGCGTTTGATTTTTTGCCCACCAATACCGTCGCGAATCACCGTGCTGAACTCGGTGATGTTGTACTCAAGTCGGACATGGGCAATCACGAAATCGGGGTCGTGTTGGTCGCGTTCGCATTTGATGACGGTCATAGACCAGTTGTCTACGCCAAGAACCTTGTTGAGTCGGTTGATGACTTCGCTGATGGGAATGTAGGTGAGGTTCGCTCCCCCCTTGTTGATTGTCCGTTCCATTTCTTGGGGGAACGGTTCAGACAATTCCTTGTAGATATCCGCGCTGTTCGGTTTCACGAACCGCACATCATCTTGTGCGATGACAACGTTTTTTTCTTGTGTGGTCATTTTACGCCTCCTTGTGGACGATTAGGTTGGTTTTGGCTTCGCCGATTTCGCAGTATTGGTCGGCATTGATGCCGATTTTGGACAGTTCCTTGACGCGCCAATACGACGGCTGTACATAGTCAAGCAACTTGAGCGCAATATCCTCCGAAGACATGACCACCTCGCCAGTCTCAATGTCCACCGACATTTGACCCAACCGACGCAATACCTCACGAGTGAGATTTTCGTGTTGCCAAGTTTTTCTGTCGGCGCCAGTTTTCTTTTCGACTGACTGCCCGTTTGATGCAGAAAATGGGATATCGGGGAGCGCATCAATCACCATGTTGGAATAGTCGGAATACATGATTCCAATCTCAGCCTTGATGGTGTGCATCAAGACGAGTGCGTCAATGCGGTCTTGTACACTGTCGCTGTCGGCGATTTGTTTCAGCAGGCTTTGTATACCGATGAGTTGTTTGCGCAACTGCATCAGTGCACCAAGCGTAGCCGATTCCGTCCACTGCTCGTTCGTGTTGCTTGCCATGTGTGTGTTGTTCGTTTCGTTAGATGCGCGGGATGTTGGTGCGCAACACTACCGAAAGACGGGTCATCGTGTCAAGCGACGGAGAGAAGTGTCCGTTCTCAATGCGGTTGATGGTCTTGCGGTCAACTCCCGCGAATTCGGCAAGCGCCTGCTGACTCATGTTCGCCTTCTCGCGATTGTTCTTCACCCAAGTGGAAAAAACCTGCTTGCTCTTGGTTGAAGCCTTGCGAAGTTCAATTTTCGTCGGACGTTTGATGGTTTGTGTTGATGTTGTCATTGTGGTATTACCTCCACTACACGATGATAGTGACAGGTTTTCGTTGCGGCAACCCCAAACCAGTCAAAAATACGAATGCCCCAACCGCCGAGTCAACTTGGTCATCATGGGTACAAGCCTCTGGGAAAGACGAAAACTCGTCCAACCAGTCGGTCAGCCACCCTCCCCGTACTAGACGGACGTTTCCGTTTGCCACGGCAGCGGCAAACGGTCTCGCCCGAGTAACCTTGTCTCCCGTCGGACGCTCACCCAACAGGTCGTAGCCTGGGACGACAAATCGCGAATATTGGTCAATCAGGGCTTTGCCCGAAGAACCAGGTTCTTGTTCCATTCGTATTGCCACATTCAGCCCGTCTTCCTTGGCGGTTTGGGCTACGAGCGCCTCAACTTTGTCGCCTTTTGCCCTAATTTTGCGGACATCAAGGATGTAGGCGATGCCCCCCTCAAACATCATTAAAGTCCCCACCGTCCAGTCGGGGTCGGGGTTGCCGGAGTGCGGTTCGGTAGCCGCTAAGTCCCAGTATCGGACGAAACGGGTAGAACTGCTTGGTTGAGGTACTTCAGTATAGTCAATGATTGGAAAATTAGTTCTATCAAACAAGGTGCCGAGTGTTGTAGCCCACCAGTCGCCACTTTCAAGCCGACGACGCTCAATGGGGTCTAGGGAAGCCAAAGCCTGACGGTATGAATCGGCATCAATTCCAGGGTTGTCGGTCAAGAAAGAAGGTACAAAAATGCGGTTTTCTTGTTTGCCCTCCACAATAAATCTCTGTCTGACCCAATTAGGAGCAGGGTTGGAAGCAGCCCTCATCCGCAAAGGAACCTCAGAAAGCGGACCTGACGCGGGTCGGCGCAAACGGGAAAATAGGTATCTGTAGTCCGACTCCCTAATTTCTGTAACTTCGTCCATTCCTATGAACTGAAATTCAGACCCCTTATACCGAAGGTAGTCATTCGTGTTATTCAGATAGCCGAATGAGACTCGCGCCCCCGACGGAAATGTGGCTACATAACTGTTCGCATTCCAATGCACATCATCGTAATTTGCAATCCAGACACGAAACCTGTCCATCAAAGCGCCCGGCAGTGCGAGGTCGGCATAGGTTTTCCTAAAAAGAATTGCGGAATAGTTTGGGACGTCCACATACTGCAGGGCAGACATCAGTAACGCCGAGGACTTACCACCACCCGCAGCGCCGCCAAATAGCGCTTCCAAAGCGTATGTGCGCAAGAAAACGAGTTGTGTGGTGGACGGATGCTCCGGACAAAACAGAGGCTCTTTCGGCATAAGGTAGTCATAAATTGATTTCCAGTCAGCCATGTTTTCTGCAATCTGTTTAAGAAGTAACTGTACTGTACTATGGAAGTGTATACGTTTTTGCTAAGGTAACGGGCAAATGGACAACATCAACTATTTTCGGAAATTTTTCACCCGTTCTTCTTTGGCAAATGGCTTGATGGTTATGTTCATAGTGGGGACAACGATTGGTGCAGGGATGATAATGCTTCCAGCGGGTTTCATAGTTGGAGGTGTTACCTGCGGTCTGTATGGGTTCCTGTTGGGGAATGAATAATGGCGTGGAATAGCACGAACAACAAAAATTTGGCTAACTCGCAAGAGGAAAAGGTTCTAAACCCTGGCGCGCCAGTCGTGTACGACATGGGCAAAGTCGGCAAACCGTACCGAGATGGATGGGACATAGAACGCGCATACAGGGAAGGACATCAGAAAGTCACTTGGGTCTTCCGTTGTATTGACGCAATCGCAGGAAACCAATCTCGCCTGCCGGTCATGTTACGAAAGAACAATGACCAGCGCGGAGAAAGAGTGAAGACGGATAGACCCGTACTTGAGTTGCTTAACAGCAAATCAAACATGGGTGAGAACTCGTTCATTTTCCGTTACCGACTTTCCGCACAACTACTGATGAGTAGTCGCGGAGTATTCATTGAGAAGATTCGCGGCAACGACGGTCGCCTCATCGCTCTTCATTTGCTACCACCTCAACACACCGCTCCGATTCCAGACCAGAAGAAATTTGTTTCCGGATACGAAGTGGATATGCACAACGGAACAAAAGTTCGCTTGAAGCCAGAAGATGTTTGCTGGATTCGCAGACCACACCCACTTGACCCGTACCTCTCCATCACCCCGATGGAGGCAGCAGGAATAGCAATTGAATTAGAAAATCTTTCAAAGATGTACAACCGCAACTACATGATTAATGATGGTCGCCCCGGTGGTCTGCTCGTTGTCCGTGGCGACATGGAGGAAGACGACAAGGCTGAACTGCGCTCACGTTTCCGTGGGAACATGACGCGCACCGGTTCAACGACGGTAATCGCATCCTCCGACGGGGTTGATTATGTGGATACTTCCGCTTCGCCTCGCGACGCCGCATACACGCAGATGCGCCAAATACAAAAAGAAGAAATCCTTTCTGCTTTCGGCGTGCCAGAGTCTGTAATCGGCAACGCAGCAGGGCGAACATTCTCCAACGCAAGCGAAGAATTACGTGTTTTTTGGATGGAAACAATGGTTCCGCATCTGCACACCCTTGCCCGCGCCTTGGATGAACTTGACGATAAGTATTACGTCGATTTTGATACTTCGGACATACCGATTCTTATCATCGCCAAACAAGAGCGCGAGCGTTATTACATGGACGAGTTTCAGCAGGGTCTGATTTCGTTGAACGAATACCGAGATGCGACGGGAAAGAAGAAGGTTGAATCAGAATTGGCTGACTCATTGTTGGCGAACCCAAATCTCACGCCAATCGCAAACACAGAAAAACCTTTCAAACCTGAACAACAACAGCCAGTTGACATGGTCGGCGCCGAACAAGGTGCCCCCGCTGCTGGTGGTATGCCTCCGATGGACGGAGCGATGCAAATGCCACAGCCCGCACCACCAGCGCCGATTCCGGCACCCGAGGCGCCACCGGCTGGCGGTGAACAAGTCGCACCAGAAAATGCGGCTATGACTCCGTCGGAACAACTCAGCGAGTTTGAGGCGTTGCAGAACGACATCAATAACAAGTTCGTGGAACAACTTGAGGGCAAGGCGGATGCGGACACTGACAGATGGACGGAAATATTGGACAGAAGTCTTGAGCGACTGTTTGAGCGTCAGCAACGGGTGGTTATGGAGAAAGCCAACGGCAAAAAGGCTTTGAAAGCAATGGAGAATGGCACGCTGACTGCTGAAATGATTTTTGACAAAGATGTCTGGAACAAGCAAATGCAAGACGACATCAAACCGGTCATAGTCGCTATTTGCAATGAGGCAAAAGACTATGTTGCTACTCGTTCAAACATGCCCGCAGAACTAGACGAGGAAGAACTAGAAAAGATGGCACAGGAACAAATTGCGCGAATGCAACAGGCTAATCAGTCAACCTTTGAAGAAATTGCCGCTGCCGTGTTGGTCGCGCTTGCGGGAGGTGGAGACGATGACAAGTCGGCGTTGCTCAGACTTGCACTTGTCGCAATTTTCATTAATTTGTTGCGAAAGAGAAAGCGCGCAATGGCAGAACACGAAGCGCAGACAGCGTATAACGCTGGTGTTTACTTGTCGGGCAAGGATGCGGGCGGTTTGTCTAAGACTTGGTTGACCCGCAAAGACCCTCAGGTTAGGGCAGCCCACCAATTTTTGGAAGGCAAAACCGTTGACTTTGGTGAGGGTTTTGTGGTGAACAACATGCTTTTGCGTTTTCCCGGTGACCCGTTGGCTCCGCCGTCTTTGACCTACAACTGCCGTTGCCGTCTAAGACTCAGGTTCGACTAGTTTCAGTAAACCTTAGCACACTTTACTGAAAGTGTTGCATTTATGAACAGTTAAATAGTTTATTGTTGTAGTACCCATGTCTGATGTTATTTCCACTAGCCAAGAAACCCTGACTGAGTACAAGGCTTCACAGGGTCAATTCAACATTGACGAAGCACAAGGGATAGTAGAAGCGTTTGTTGCGGGCATCGGCAACAAGGACTCAGTCGGCGACATCATCGTCTCAGGTGCATTCGCAGGCAGCCTCAAGCGCCGCAAACCTCGCGTCGTATGGGGTCACAACTGGAATGAGCCAATCGGCAAAGTTCTAGAAATCTACGAAGTTCCCCGCACCGACCCGCGACTGCCAGCAAAAATGAAAAATGCTGGCATCGGCGGTCTGTACGCACGAGTTCAGTTCAACCTGAAATCGGAACGCGGTCGGCAAGCATTCGCCGATGTTGCATTCTTCGGCGAAGAGCAAGAATGGTCAATCGGCTACAAGACACTTGACGCAGACTTTGACCCGTCAAAGAACGCCAATGTGCTCAGACAAGTTGAGTTGTACGAAGTTTCACCCGTCCTCCACGGCGCCAACCAATTGACGGGGACAATCAGCATCAAGGCTGACCAGCCGTTGAAAGACCCCAAAGGTGGACTAACCGCTGCGGGTCGTCGCCATTTCAACAGAACCGAAGGCTCAAACCTTAAACCTGGTGTTAGAGGAGCAGCCGATACTCCACAAAAAATGCGACGCAAGGGTTCGTTCCTGACAAGATTTTTTACAAATCCTTCAGGTCCGATGAAGGATGAAAACGGAAAGCCGACCCGTCTCGCTCTTTCGGCGGCGGCATGGGGCGAACCCGTTCCGCAAGACAGGTCTGATGCCGCAAAGTTGGCTGCGAAGGGCAGACGACTCCTAGAAAGATACGAGAACACCAAAAATAAGAAAGACGCCGCAGACTTCGACGAGTTGCAACAGAAGGCGTTGGAAATCTACGAGTCTGATGAAAACATCAGAGCAGAAGAAAAAGTTGAAGTCAAAAAAGCCATGATGGTTTTCGGACCAAGTCAAAATCCGATGGCTATGAACATGATTCGTGCTAGGGCAATCGAGCAGTACAAAAAACAAAAATTGGCGCAAATGCTTGCACAAATGATGCAAGCACGAAACGAGGAAAACGAGGAAGACAACGATGACGAAGGCACCCCCGCCAAGAACCCGATGGCAGGGAGAGTACAAAATCTTTCGTATGCGCTAGCGGAAAAATTCGGTGGGGCGGTTCGCATCAGGGAATCAGACGCAAACAGCGTCATTTTTGACCACAGAGGCGACGAAGGCGCACATACTTTGCGAGTCTCGTACCACTACGAAGATGGCAAGTTCATGTTCGGCGACCCTACTCGCGTCAAACCAAAAGTCGTATACATGAACATGGATAACGACAATGTCCCCTCTGGTTCGGACGAAGAGCGTCGCTACATAGACCGCTACAACATGGATGAAGACCCTCAGGTTCCTGAAGGCGTAAAGCCGAAAATGCCCGAGAAGGCTGACCCCCTTGGCGGGCTTGTGCCACAGGAAATCGTCACCGGGGACATCATGCGAGGCTACGGTCCTCGCAGAGGCAACCTAGAAAGACTTCTCCGTTACTGGCGCCCGATTATGAAGAAGCCGGGCGGATTCCGTCGTTGCCGTGTCATTCTTGCCGACCATCCAGAGTTGTATCCATTGAACAACATTTGTGCATGGCTTCACCACGAAACCACAGGACTCTGGCCGAATGAAGGATGCCACCACCCCGGCATGAAGAATTGCCGAAAGAAACTCAAGGGAGTCAAGAACGGTTCCATTTGGAGCGAGTCGCAGTGGAATGAAAGACTTTCCAATCTTGTCAACAGAGGCAAGAAAGATGGACAGTTTTCCGAGGAAGACGTGATTGAAGTGTTCGGTGACCAAGGTTCAGAGGAAAAGAATCTGATGCTTATGGACGAAATTGGTGAGCGTCTCGCAATGGCTAAAAAGCCCGATTACGAAACCGACGACGAAGACGATGCAAACGAGAAGGCTTACGGAGCACTCCGCAACTTTATGAACGCCGAACCAGAGTTTGTCTCCTATATGACAGGTGACGACAATTGGGTCATGGAGGGTGAGGACGAAGACGGTGAAACATTTGAGATGCCGTTGATGAGTAGCGGGAAAGGCGGATGCGGATGCGGAGGCTCGTGCGGTGGTGGGGGCAAAGAAATGATTGCTGCTTTGGCGGCTGCTCTTGCCGACATGGTCAAAGAACTAGATGACGATGTCGAGGAAAAGTCGGGTCGCGTCTTGAACGGGCGGAATATGAACCGTCTGAAAGAGGCGCATAAGTTGTTGCAAGAGGTTTTGATGTCAGGCGGCGTTGACGCCCTCCAAGAGAAGTCGTACCTAATTCCCGCAGAAAACACGAGTGTTTACAACCTGAAACAGGCTTTAGACCCCGTGCTTGAGTATCACGGAATCAGTGCAATTGCCGAGGAGAAGGGTGTTCTCATCTACGACATAACATCTCTATCCGATGAAGCAACAGAGGCTCTTGCCTTCAGGCTAAAATCGCTAGCAATTTGAAATATGATTACTCACATTAGCAGTCAGTAACAGGAGAGAATACCTATATGAGTTATACTTCTAGAACAGGTTTACCACAAAAATCAGCAAAGTATCAGTGCATGGCGTCGGGCGAAAAACGCGCGACTCCATGCGCAGGATGCTCCAATCCAAAGTCTTGCCTCGTGAAGACGTTGCAATACAAGGAGTCAGAAAACATGGCAGATACACCAACAGTCGGCTTGAATGCGGATGGCACAATTAAATGCGCCAAAGGTCTTGAACTTTCCGAGTGCGGCTACAAGCCGGGAGAAAAGGTATGCGGCAAGTGCGGCGCAGGGGCTGTTTCCGCCAAGGGAATGGGCTATGGCGGCATGTCGTCCGAGTGGGTTTCTGCTCCGAAGAAGAAAAAGACGCGAAAGATGATGGGCGAAACTCTTCCTTCCGATGTTGAAGAAGAAGACGAAGAGGAGTCGATGCCGGAAAAAGGAAAGAAGATGAAACCCATAAAGGGCGGCATGATGATGCCTTCTGTTGACATGGACGAAGAAGAGGACATGGAGTCGGAGGAAGACGACGACGACATGGAAGGCACCGAGAAAATGGGCAGTGGCGACGAGTCCGAAATGATGGACGACGACGACATGGTAGACGACGAAGAAGAAGAGAAGATGTGGAACGAACTTGAGAGCATGCTCAAGAAGCGCAAGAAGGCTCGCAAGAAGCGCATGGCTTCCATGGGCATGAAGAGCGCCTACGAGGGTGATGACCAAGCATTCGTCTGCGGTATTGAACGCAAAGTTTTCGGAGGCGGCAGTTCACCGTGCGCCAACTGCCCAGGCGGTTGCGCCCCACACGACAACATGCCGACGCTCGTTGAGATTGAAGGAATTGCCGAAGACATGTTCTCCGGCAAGATTCTTGACTCGGGATATGCAGACCTCTCCGACATTTTTGTCGTTGACGTTCAGCGCAAAGACGGTAAGCCGATTGAGGCTTACTTTGATGGCACCAGCGGGGAATGCATGGGCTGGCACTTGCTGAATGAAGACCTCATTGGTGAAGTTGCCGGCGTCGCAGGCGAGAAAATCATTTCGTTTGACGACGCCGCAAACATCGCAGTCAAGTCAATTGAGGGCGATGTCATTGCCGTTGATGCAGACATGTTTGAAGGCTACGACGCTTATGCCGTTGAGATTGAAGGCATTGACGGAAAATCGTACGATGTGTTCGTCGGCGTTGACGGAGAAATCCTCGGCTACGACGAATACGAGCCTGAAGAGGCTGCCGACATTGACGCAGAAGTTGCGGACCTGGCGCTCAAGCGCATGTACAGCGAAGAGCGTCGCACCGAACTCGCAAAAGGCGGGATGGCTCTCCCT